AATCAATAAACTTGATCCATCTCAAACGAAAGCTGAACGAGAAGAAATCAGCTCACCAAAAGAATTAGATTTTGATTCTTTAATGGCCGAAGCTAAAGGTCTTGGAGTTAAATATCACCAAGCTGGACGTATGAAAGATTTAGAACGAATTGTTGAAGAAGTATTCGGACCTGGTCGAAAGTTAACTGAGGCTACAAAAAATCAAGTTCAGCCATTATTCGTTGCTATTGAACGTATGAAAGAAGATCTTGCGGATGAGTAAGTCATTTAATAAGTCAGTAAAGATTGTTGATAAAGCCACTCACCTGTTTTCTGAAGCTATTAATGAAATCAAAAAAGCAAACGTAGTTTTAGAAAAAGGTATCGAATTGGATAACAAGGACCTATCTCGTCAACATGAAATTATTTCAGAAGCTGAAGAAAAGATGATGGTTCTCCACAGAGAAAGAGAAGAAAAGAAAAGTAAAATCAAAGACAATGAAGAGCTGATTGAAAAGATGGAAGCCTTCATCCCCTAAAATAAACGAGAGGTAAGAACTTAATTGTTCGCCTCTCTCCCCTTTACTATTTTTTGAAAGGAACTAATTGAACATGACTATCATTATTAAAGACAAAAATAAAAGAGAGCGCCGTCTAGAATTTGATGAGAATCGCTTAAAGAGTTTTATTGAAGAAGGTTTAGAAGGACGAGATGTTCATCCTGACACAAAAGAAAACTTCATTAATAAAGTTATTCGAATGGTTAAATCACGAGACGAGATCGAAGCAAAAGAAATTACTAAAATTTTAATTCAGAGCTCGTTAGTTCTCACAAACGATATCAAGAACGAAGATGGATTCATATCCCCTACTCACATCAAGAACATTGAATGGAATTATTTTGCTCGTTATTGTTTACAGAAAGAGCTTTATAAGAGAGCTTCAAAGAACCGATCTTATGATTCTAAGAAAATGGTCTACGGTGATTTCCTTGGATTGATTGTTACATTGACTGAAAAAGGATTATACACTGAAGACTTATTAGCTGAGTATTCTCGAGAAGAAATTCTTAAAGCTGGGGAAGCAATTGTTCCAGAAAGAGACGAAAAGTTTGATTTCGCTGGACTAAAATCATTATCAGATCGATATTCAGTTCGAGATTATGACGGCTCAGTATTCGAATTACCTCAAGAACGTTTCATGATTATTGCTTTACACTTAATGATTAAAGAGAAAGAAAATCGAATCGAAAAAGTAATCGAATTATATTGGGCGTTATCTAATTTATATTTAACTGTTGCAACACCAACATTGTCAAATGCTGGACGAGCAAGTGGTGGACTATCAAGTTGTTTCGTCTTAACGACTGATGACTCACTTCGAGGGATCTACGACGATAACACAGACGTTGCTACTTTCTCTAAGTTCGGTGCTGGAATTGGAATTTACATGGGTAAAGTTCGTTCTAAAGGTTCTTCAATCCGAGGGTTCAAAAACGTTTCAAATGGAATTATTGGTTGGTTGAAGCAATTAGATAACACTGCTGTAAGTGTTGACCAATTAGGACAACGACCTGGTGCAGTTGCAGCGTACCTTGATATCTGGCATAAAGATATTGAAAACTTCCTAGACCTACGATTAAATACAGGAGATAAAAATTTACGAGCTTACAACATTTTCACTGGTGTTTGTTTACCTGATGAGTTCCTTCGACAAGTTGAAAAACGTGGAGACTTCCATTTATTCGATCCTCACGAAGTACGAGAAGTGATGGGATTCAACTTAGAAGACTTCTTCGATAAGAAAAAACTAGGAAACAAAGAAACTCCTAACAAGATCGATCATGCATGGACTTATCACTACTACAAATGTGTAGATAATGATGAACTTTCATCTGAACGAATTCCAGCAATCAATCTTATGAAACGAATTATGAAAGCTCAATTAGAAACTGGTATTCCGTATATGTTTTACCGAGACACAGTAAACCGAGAGAATCCAAACTCTCATGAAGGTATGATTTATTCTTCTAACTTATGTTCAGAGATCGCTCAAAACATGTCTTCATCTCTTGTTGAGAAAGAAGAAATCGATTGGGAAAACGGTAAAGTAATTATTACGAAGCACATTGGAGATTTAGTTACTTGTAACTTGAGCTCTCTTGTTATCAACAGAGTTGTTGCCGACGGAGTACTTCAACGAGTAATAAACATTCAAACACGAGCTCTTGATAACGTAATCGATCTTTTACGAGTTCCAGTTCCTCAAGCTCAATATACAAATATGAAAATCAGAGCTATTGGTGCTGGAGAACAAGGTATTGCGGCTTTATTAGCAGACGAAAATATTCTATGGGATAGCGAACAAGCTGTAGATTATATCGCTAAACTTGAAGAAGAAATCATGATGCACACTATTAAAGCTTCAGCAGAACTTGGTAAAGAGAAAGGTTCTTATGAAATCTTTGAAGGTTCTCAATGGCAAACTGGAGAATGGTTCGAAAAACGAGAATTAAACTCTCCTGAATGGTTAGAAGTTAAAGAATTAGCTTCCAAGTACATGAGAAATGGTTATTTAAGAGCTATTGCTCCAACTGGTGGAACATCAGTCATTGCTGGTTCTACGCCTGGTATTGATCCAATCTTCGATGTTATCTACTTCGAAAGAAAGAAAGATTTCCAGCTACCGATTGTTGTTCCTAAGTTAGGGTTAGAAACTTGGTATTACTATAAACCAACAATGAAGATGAAATACGATGGAGAAAAACAGCTAGCTCATATGTGGGCAATACGTCACAACGAAGTTCGACAAAAATTCGTTGACCAAGCAATTTCTCATAACTTCTACATTCCTCAAGGAATTAGAGCTGTTAACTTATTGAGAATGCACTTAGAAAACTGGCAACGTGAAGTAAAAACTTCGTACTACACTAGAAGTTGGAATTCTAAGCAAGAAGATTCTTGTCTAGCTTGTTCTTCATAATAATAAGAAGTATAACTAGCGAGGGGTTCGTCCCCTCTCTTTGTTGTTAACAATAAATTGGAGGAAAGAAACATGGAAATTACAAAACAAATACGTATTTTTGATGAAAAATTAAATAATACAGCACCAAGATTATTTGATGAAGTTAGTGGTATTTTATTCTGGGACGACATTAATAACCAAGCATATTATGAACTGTACCAAGAACAAAGAGAAGCGTTCTGGACTCCTGATGAAGTTAGTATGGCACAAGATAAAATTGATTGGGAAAACAATATGTCCCATGAAAGAAAAGAGCTTTATAAAACTGGAATTAGTGTTTTAGTTGTTTTAGATTCTATTGCAACTTACTTCGACAAAATTGCAGCAGACTATATTAGAGATTCAGCAGTTAAAGCTAATATGGCATTTATTGCAGCAATGGAAACAATTCATAATGAATCATACACTTATACATTCGGCTCACTTACTAGTAAAGAAGAAGCTCTTGAAGTGTTCGAACGTCCTAAGAAAACTCCAACTATGATTAAACGAAATAAAATCATGATGGACTTATTCAATGGTTTCTTAGAAAAACGTGATGTTGAATCTTTCGCAAAAGCATTGATTGCAATGTCTGGTCTAGAAGGATTGTGTTTCGTAAATGGATTTACTCCGTTCTACCATTTAAACCGAAACAATAAAATGTTCGGAACTGGAACAATTATTCAGTTTATCCAACGAGATGAAGCAAAACATTCTTACTTCCAGACTCTATTAGTTCGTGATATTATGACTCAATATCCTGAACTAAATACTGAAGAGTTCTCAGACTTTGTTTATGATTTCTTCAGAGAATTAGTTCGATTAGAAGAAGAGTTCTGTATTGATCTTTATAAAGATACTCAAGATATTGACATGGAAGAAGTTCTTTTGTATATCGGATACCGAGCAAACTTATTATTAGATAACTTAGGATTAGACAAAATCTTTGAAGCTAAGAAGAACCCAATGCCTTGGATTACAGCATATGACCCTGCCAACTTAAACAGCGTAAAACGTGATTTCTTCGAAGATAAGGAAGCTAACTATGCAAAAACTTCTGAAGATATAAACGGATGGGACGATCTATAATGTCTAGGGCTTTGCTCTTGTGTTACTCTAACACAGGCAACACAACCACCTTTGTTGATTTTATAAAGAAACACTTCAATGGAGAAATAGTAGAGAGGTACAAAATGGAAGGCTCTTTCGACGGGTTCGACAAAATCTTCCTTGCCTCATCTACTTGGGGTGTGGGAAAAATACCGTCTAGAATTAAAAAGAACGTTATCAATAATCATAAGGGTCTAAAAGGAAAAGAGGTATTTATTTTTGGCAGTGGAAATACGATCTACCCTAACTTTTGTAGAGCTGTAGATAGCTTAAAAACTATTTGTGAAGATTCTGGAGCAAAAGTTATTGGAACATATAAATTTGAACAACGATTTGTAGAAAAAGATGTAGATAAACAAGAACTTGAAGAAGTTAAAAAAATAATCTCTAATTGGAACAGCTAAGTCTGTTCCCTTTTTATTATATGAAATAAAGTTGAAAGAATATTGCCAAAAGAGTGTACGGTACAGCCGGTATAGTATATAATAGTATATAGAGATAGAGAGATACACAAGCTACAAGATACTTACTCAAGGAGTCGATATAAATGATGAAAAAACTAGTAATTGCAGCAACTACTTCACTAACAATTATAGCAGGGACAGCAGGATTTATGTTCGTTAAAGCTAGTCCTGGAGAAATGGAATTACCTAATGGAGAAAAAAGAACAAACGAAAGAATTGAAGAAATGCTACAAGATAAACAAGAAATCGCAGAAATCAAACTCGCTGGAGAAGAAGAATTCAAAAGCATGTTAGACTTAGAATTTAAAGAAAATGATTCAGAAGAAAAACTAATCAAAATCATCCATATGATGAGCCACCAAAAGATCGAGGCAGCAAATAAGTGGGGTGGAGTACCAATGACTGAAACAACAATTTCTCAAGTTAAAAACTTCTTAAACAACCACGGCACTGATTTTGATCATTACGATAAGTACATTGAGATAATAAACAAATGGGAAAAAGGTAACTTTGAGGAGTCAGTTGAAGACCACAACTTTGTTTGGGAACTAGAAGGTGGAATTAATGGTTATGGAGAAGCTTTTGGATTACTAGACAACTTCGATGAGTCAATCTATATCAAAGAAAGCTTTGGTGAACCATTCTACGACTATTTAGTAGAAATTGGTGAATTTGTTAAAGAATAAGTTTACGGACATCCGTAAGCTTATTTTTTGCCTTTTTTACAACTTTCAAAAAAACGGATCTCCACGATTGATTACAAGCTCTTTTAAGCATCTCCCCTACATTAATACTCATCTATTTTTCTATTAAAGCATACAGAGCATCCTGAGCCCTTTCTGATCATTTTATCAAAAAATATAAAAATATTATGATATAAAATATAAATTTTATATTTGTTTACGTATTATTTTTCTCAGATATAACAATATAGAGAACACTAATTATATCGGAGGAATTATTTATGAGCACCCTTATTAAAAAGCATGAAGAAACGATCATAACTCACTACTCCGTTAGCTCTAAAAAAATCGAAGAGCTAGCAACAGACCTAATTAAAGGCTATTTTAAAACTAAGTCAATTTTTATTTCAGAAAGTTCTTCTGTTAGAGGAAAAGAAGAAGAAATTGAATTATTAATGGACGACGGAACTAGAATTATAATCAATCGACCAATTTATCATACCTAAAAAGAATTGCTTCGGCAGTTCTTTTTTTTATTTACGTTTTTGTAATAATGGATATAATAACTAAGATTAACGGAGGGGGAATAGCCTTGTCGAGATTAGTAAAATGTTATGGATATTGTGAAAAGAAACACCCAAAATCAGAAATGACTAAATTTAAAAATCAAAACCATTGCTCAGTATGTTACCCAATAAAAGTTACAAATGTTGAAGAACGTGAAAAACTCTACCTATTTATTAGAGAGTTATTCAACTTAAGTTTTCCTACGGGCAATATGCTTAGACAAATAAAGACCTACAAAGAAGAACGAGGTTATAGCTATAAAAACATACGGCTTACTTTAAATTACATTTTTAACATTAAAAAGACAGCAAAACCAATCACAAAATATGGAATAGCTTTAGTTCCTCACTTTCATGATGAAATGGTTGAGTACTATAAAGACTTATCAGAAAGACGATCTAAAATAGTATTCAAAAAGCCTGATGTAGTAAAGGTAAATCTTTCGCCAAGAGATTATAAAAATAAATGGCACGAGAAGAAATTTATTGACATGGAGGCATTACTAGATGACGAATAATACACAGGAACAAATACTTTCCAATGCATTAAATCCTTCGAGATCAGTTTATTCGGTTCTCGGAAACTTATGCAAGGAAACAACAATACTTCACGACCCTGAAATAGCATTACAGGAAAAAGACTTTGCTCAAGATTTTCATAAGATTGTATTCTCAGCAATCTACAATCTAACTTTCTCGAATTTTGAAGCATCAAGTTTAAACGAAATTGACATTGATAACTATCTTGCTTCTTATCCAAAGCTCTACAAGATATGGGAAAAGCATGATGGTTTAACTTACGTTAGAGACTCAATTGCTCATGCTAACAGAAAAACATTTAGCTCGAACTACGACAGACTCAAAAAATTCTCTTTATTAAGAATGTACGTTAAAAATGGAATTGATGTTTCTGATCTATATGACTATATGGCCACAGACTTAAAAGTTCGAGACGATTCAATGAAGAATATCGATAAGATGACAGTAAACCAGATTATTGAATTTTTTACATTAAAAATGATACAAATTCGAGACGATTACAACACTGGCCAAGAAAAGAAGGATTTCAAAGCTGGAGATGATTTAGATTCTTTATTAGATAAACTAAATCAAGAACCAGAATTTGGCTATCCTTTTAAGAACTCTTTATACAATACTATTTTCAGAGGAATGAGAGTTCAAAAATTTATGCTTCGATCAGCAGGAACTGGTACTGGTAAAACTAGACAAGCTATTGCTGATATGTGTAATGCTTCGTTTGATGAAATCTACGATTACGAAAAAGGCTGGGTCAGTAATGGACCTTCCCTTCCAGCGCTCTTTATATCTACAGAGTTAGAAAAAGAAGAACTTCAAACAACAATGTTAGCTTTTGTCACGGGAGTTGATGAAGGAGTAATAAAAGACGGCAATTATTCCCCTCAAGTTTTAAAAAGATTAAAGTACGGATTGGAAATTATAAAGAGAGCCCCACTCTACTGTGTTTATGTTGATGATTTCTCGATCTCCGATATTGAGATGATAATTGAACGTTATTTAATTGAAGAAAAAGTTAGTTTCGTTGCTTTTGACTATATTCAAATGACGCCTAAACTTTCTCGATCAATGGCAACAGCTTTTGGTTCCAACTTACGAGAAGATCAAATTTTAGTTCAATTTAGTGCTGCTTTAAAAATACTAGCAAATAAATACGGCATTTTTTTAGAATCTTCAACTCAATTAAACAGAAACGCTAATGAACATGAAAACAGAGATACTACATCACTTCGTGGTGGTAAACTTGTTGCTTAACTAACCTGCCTCCACGTTAAAAAACTAGGTGAACTCTATCAGAGGTGTTCTATAATAATATTATTTCCAGAATTTTCCAAAAAAGTAATATAATATATTTATAGAGCTAACGGTGAAGGCTAAGTCGAAAGATATGCTAATACCGTGCCAAGTCAGTTCTTCTCTTCCATAATGGAGGAGATAATTATGAATGAAGATCGCCAATATTATGTTTACCTATTCTGGAGAAAAGATAAAAACGAAGTCTTCCATGTTGGTAAAGGTAAAGATGAGAGAAGATTCGATATTATAAATAATCGAAATAAGTATTTTAAGAGAATATGTAATATAACTGAAGTCTACTCAACTATATACAAAGACCGACTAACAGAAGACGAAGCCTTTGAACTTGAAAGAAAAGTAATTGCTGAATACCGATCAAAAGGTTTAGCTTATACTAACTTTCATGAAGGTGGAAAAGGTGGAAATGTTTATAAATATGATGGTGAACATCGAAAAGAAAAAATGAAAAAGAAATGCAGTAAAGCTCTTTCAGGAGAAAACAACCCAATGTATGGAAAGAGTTGGCATGAACTTTCCACCCCAGAAAGGATTAAACAACATCGAGTAAATGTTTCGGAAGGACTTAAGAAACGATACAAAGACCCAGAAAATAAGGAAAAGACTGCTAAAGCATCAAAAAGAATGTGGAATACTCCAGGACACAAAGAAAAATATCGGGAGAAAAACTCAAAAAGAGTTCATATGTATGATAAAGATATGAATTACATAAGAACCTTTACAAGTATATGGGATGCTTTAGAATTTCTAGGGTTAAAAAGTCACACAACATTACTAAAATCTATTAGAGAAAATAAATTATACAAAGGATATTACTGGCGAAGAGAAGAACTGAAAGGTGTAACGACTATCGAAATCCCATCAGAAGATGATGGAGAGAGTAGAGTAGGATAACTATTGATACGTTATCCGAAGCGCCTAGCCTAGCTCTATGAGCTAGTGAAGATATAGTCTAGCCCTCATTGAAAAATGAGGATTGCTGAGTGCTACAGCAGACAAAGTAGACCATGGTATTTTAACTTTTAAAGCTACAAACAAAGACCACGAATTATTAAAACCTATTTTAGAAAACGGATTCTATGAGAAACCAAACTACTCTCACTGGGTTTATAAAAATCGTAGTGGATTAAATAACTGTATTATTTGGTCCAACATGAATTTAGGAACGATGAGAGAAGTCCCTCTCTTTGTTACAGATACTGACTTCAACTTACTTCATGATGTGAATCCGACAGAGATTAGTTATGACAGTTATGTTGGTTATGACAGAGAGGAAGAAACTCAAAACAAAGAAACTGAAGTTCAAGAGACAGAAATAAGCTTCTAGAAAGATTGTAAGGAGTGACCTAAAAATGAATGCCTCAGATGTTAAAGAGTTTTTAAGCGACAGAGACATTTTTGGTTTACTCGAAGACTTGGGAGCTGAACCTTACGAACAAGGAAATAACATATTCTGCAAAACTATTTGTCACGGAGGGTCTAAACATAAGTTGATTTACTTTAAAGACTCTAAATCTTTTAACTGTTTTACTGATAGTTGTGGAAGAATGGATATTTTCAAAGTTGTTGGTTCAGTTCTTCATATGAACTTTGCAGATTCATTCCGATACGTTTGCTCAAAGTTTGGAATTAAAAGAACTGGAAATTTCAGTTCAGACAAGATTGATGTTTCATTTTTTAGAAAGTTTAAAAGAGAAAAACCAAATTTAGAACTTGATTGCTTAAATGAAAACGTTCTAAATACCTACTACGATTATTGCCATAAATCTTGGATAGATGATGGCATTTCTATTAGGTCTATGAAAAAGTACGGAGTTCTCTTTTCTATACAAAATAATCAAATAATAATTCCACACCGAGATTTCGAAGGAAAACTTGTCGGAGTAAGAGTTAGGAACTTGAATAAAGATTTAGTTGATGACGGTAAAAAGTATATGCCAGCTTATTGGAAAGGTAAGTTGCTAAACCATCCTACTGGTGCTGTTTTATACGGATTAGATAAAAACAGAGAAATGATAGAAAAGTATAGGACAGTTATACTTTTTGAATCTGAAAAAGCTGTAATGCAGTTAGATACTATGATGCCAGATATGTCAATTGGGCTTTGTTTAAGTGGTAGTTCTCTTACTCAAGTTCAGTTAGAGATACTAAAAATGCTCGATATTGAAGAAGTAATAATAGCACTTGATAAAGAGTTCGAAGAAATCGGAGACGATGATGAAAAGTTTTACGCAGAGAAAATTAAGTCAGTATTTTTAGACAAATTATCGCCTTATTTTAAAACGTCAGTAATTTGGGACATGAAAAAAAGGCTAGACCTTAAAGACAGCCCAACAGACAAAGGTTATGAACCCTTTAAAGCGTTACTTCAAGAAAGACTATTCGTCTAATTTACGTTACTGAAAACGTAGATATAATTATTTAGAGTTGATTATTAAGGAGGAAATAAATATGAACACTTATTCTTATTTACAAATTAATCCTAATAAAACAAAAATCGTAGATTTTCTTTGTAATTTAGCAAATTCTACGTTTTCAGAAATCTACGATACTTATGCTTGGAATACTCTTAGCAAGATTGCTGGTTTACAAAAAGAAGATTTTTACAATGACAGAGATGAATTGATCCGTAAGTATGGAGAAAGCTCCATCGATGTTTACGGTTTATATAATTGGAAATTCAAGGAGGAAAATTAATCAAAATGAAAATTAAACAAATCGGAGAGTACAATGGAGATATTATGGAAACTCTCTTCAAAAACCGAGGAATCGAAAATGTAGAGCTGCTAAAGAATCCAGATAATAGTTCAGACATCGATCCTTTTAAGTATCACAACATGGAAAAGGGAGCAAATATTCTAGCTGCTCACTTACTAGCGAATTCAGAAATCGGAATTTTAGTTGACTCAGATGCAGACGGATTTACTTCAGCATCAGTAATGTATCAATATATTAAGAGAGTTCAACCATCTTCCCCAGTTTCTTATTTCTTACATGATGTTCGAACTCACGGACTTACAGATTATATTATGGATAAAGTCTCTACTTCCAGCATCGACCTTTTAATTATCCCAGACGCAGGATCGAATGATAAAGCTCAAATTGATAAACTTCATCACATGGGAATTGATGTCATTATCGTCGATCACCATACTATCGAAGAACCTTCAGAAAACTGCATTTTAATTAATAACCAATCTTACAATAACGAAGAATCTAACAGAAACTTAACTGGTGTCGGAATGGTTTACAAGTTCTGCCAAGCTATTGATAAAATTTTAAAGGTTGAAGAATCTCATAACTTTTATGACTTGATTGCAATTGGCCAGATCGGAGATGTTTCAGACATTAGTGAAAACGAAGTTCGCAACTTAGTTTTTAAAGGTCTAAATAACATTCAATCCCCTTTCGTAAAAGCTGCATTAAAGGAATGCTTCCCTGACGGAATTGAAAAAATTGCCCCGAAAGATTTATCATTCTCTATTATCCCTATGATAAACGCCACAATTAGAGTAGGTAATTCAGAAGAAAGAAATAATTTATTTAAAGCTATGGCTCAGATTGATACAGATCAAGTCTTTGAAGTAGTAAAAAGAAAGAAAAACAGAACAACCGGTAAGTTTGATAAGTTTGATGTTAAGCAGACTATTTTTGAATATGCTGTCGATGGTTGTAAAAGAGCTAGAGGAAGATAAAATTCTTTAGTTAAAAAAGTTATGGCACACATTCATACTAACATTTATAACGAAGGATCGGTCGCAATTGGCGTATTAGAAGAAGAATCTCACAGATCTGTTAGTGGTTTGGTCGCTAACAAGATTTCATCAGAGTATTCAAAACCTTCTCTTATTATTTTCAAAGACGAAGAAAAAGGTTCTTATTTTGGATCTGGCCGAGGAAATGAAAAAGTTCTTCCATCATTAAGAAAGTGGTGCCACAATACTAACTTAGTAGAGTTCGCTAGTGGACATGATAATGCGTTTGGTATTGGTGTATCTGAAGAAAACTTTGAGAACTTCGTAGAAGAAACTAAAAAAGTTGAAGCCGTTGAATTCTATCATAATGTTGATATTCATTTAAAAGGAAAGATTGATAAAGAAGCAATATTGGAAGTTAACAAAAATAAACAATTATTTGGTGGAAAGTTCCATGACCCTTTATTCGCATTTACTGAAGTTAAAGTAAATAAAGCTTATGTCCGACGCCGAGGTTCAGTATTAACATTCTTCCATGAAGGTGTTGAGTTTATTTCATTTGGAACTCCAGAACACGTATTTGATGAACTAACTCAAAACTTTGATACTCACTTAACTATGAGTTTTGTTGGTAGACCTGGAGAGAACAGCTGGGGATCGAAGAAAACGCCTCAATTAGTGCTAACAGCATTCGAAAAATGTGAAAATGCTGAAAAACAAGAAGAATCTCAAGTAGAAATAACAGAAGAAAATATTGTCTTTTAAGTTATAACAGTTATGATTAACCCGTTATAGCAGTCATATCCGTTATAACAGTTGTGATAGTAATGTCATAGTTGTTATAACGGTGCTTTTTATTTACCAAACAAACGTTGAAGGAATGTCTTTTTATTCTTTTCTTCCTCTAATTCAATCATTAAAAGCTGCTTTTCTTCCATTTCTTTCTTTAGATTGTCTATTAACAAGTCTTTCTGTTCCTGATCCTTCTCTATTTTGTTGGTCAACTCTTCCAACTTATCGAGGACTAAAGAATTTTCTTTTTGCTGAATTTCAAAAGAGCTTTTGATGTACTCTTTTAACTCTTCCATACTTTCTGGTTGAGCTGCAACCCTAGTGTCCCTTTCGTCATAAACATCTAAATCAGTAATATTCTTCATGACTTCTTCTATTGCTAATGAAACCGTCATGTTTGGAAGGTTCTTTAAGTATATTATCTCTCTCAGCATTTCAATATCCTTGTTTGAAAAGGAAAGATGGCCATTTATTGTTCTTTTAAACCTAAATCCATGGTATTTCTCAATTTCAAGATAATACTTTTTTATTGTAGATTCAGATAAATCTAAAGCTTTCGCGACATCGGAAACTCCAACATAAATATTGGTCATAACTGCTATACCTCCTGCAATAATAGTTATAGCTATTATAACAGTCATAAAAATAAATTTCAATTCTAGTTTACATTATTAAATACGAAGATATAAATATATAGTAACAACTTTAATAAATTACTTTTAATCGGAGGAATCACAAAAATGGAAACACAACAAAGACATTTACCATTAGGAAAGAAACATTCAGTTTACTTAGCAAGTCCATTCTTTACACCAGAGCAATTAGAAAGAGTCGAGTTAGTTGAAAATATGCTTGAGGAATTTGGCTTTTCATATTTCTCACCACGTAAAGAACTTGTTTGTCCACCTGATGCTACGGATGAAGTCCGAAAGAAAACATTCAAAGGAAATCATGACGGAATCTTAGATGCTGAAATGGTTATTGCTATTACAGATGGAAAAGATGTTGGAACAATTTGGGAGATGGGTGTTGCATTTGAAGCTGGTATTCCAGTTATCGGTGTTGCGCTAACACTCGGAAAAGCTCCATTCAACTTAATGCTAAGTGAGAGCTGTTACACAACTGTTCGAACTCCAGAAGAACTACGTGACTTTTTAGAAAATGGCACATCAATTTATTATCAAGGTGAGATCGAATAATCATCATTTTTAACTAAATTTTGATGAAATTATGTAATAAATTATTTATTTTATTCAATAATATTTAATTTTTTATGTAAGAAAACAATTAACAACTTATTTAAGGGAGACCAACTACTATGAAACTAATTAAATTTGAACAAGACAACTGCACACCATGTAAAATGCTAAAGAACTTCTTAGAAAAAGACTTAAAAGTTGAAGTTGATGAAACTGTAAACATCGCATCTGGTGGACCTGAAGCAATTCAACGAGCAGTTAAATACGGCATTATGACAACACCAGTATTACTATTGGTTGATAAAGAAGGAAATGAAATTGAGCGTGCTGCAGGAGTAGGTCAAACTAAAGTTCGAAATATCCTAGCTAAACGTGGCTTAATTTAAAACAAAATGGAGAGGGATTTGTTCCTTCTCCTTTCTTATAACTATTACCTAACAAGAAGGAGACATAACAATTATGACATCATATTTTAACCGAGGAAAAGTAAAAGCTTTAGGGGACCCAAAAATCTTAGGTTTAGGTCAGATCATTCGATATAACAATCGTCCGAAAATCAAAGAAGAGAACGTTGCAGAGCACACATTCTATGTTTCTTCTACTATCTTAAAAATCGCTCAAATGTTTAATCTGCCAGATGAAATCAAATACAAAGCTCTTGAATTTGCTGTAGTTCATGATATTCCAGAAATTTTTGTAGGAGACATTCCATTTGATACAAAAGTAAACAATCCTCGCTTAGCTGAAGAAGTAGAAAAAGCAGAGATCCGAACATTAGAAATCAACATGCCTGAGTACTTGGAGTCTTATAAAGAATTCGTTCAAGCAGAAAAAGATGTAACTCTACCATACCTAGTTACTAAACTAGCAGATACGGTATCAGTCTTACAGTACTCAAACTTAGAAATTGAGTTAGGAAATGAAACTCCAAGCATGAAGTCTATCAACGAAGGTGCTCAAGGTCGAGTTCATAATCTACTAGAATTATTGGAGGAAAAGTTAAATGAGTAATGAACGATTAGAGAGAATAAAGGAAAGAGTCAACTATCACGGTCACTTAGATGATGAC